ATCCGGCCGCGCCATTTCCGCCGCTACCAAGGAAAAACTCGATGCAGTTTCAAAATCGCTCGATGACCTCCATGACAAGCACGCAAAGGCTTTGAGCGACCTCGCGGACGAACATAAGAAGGATATTTCCAATGCAACCGCTGCCATTAAGGCAATTGCCGAAAATGGCGACGTGGGGGAGGAAAAGCCTGGAGAAAAGGCTTCCCCGAACGCAAGGTCGAGTTCCTCAGGAGCGGCAATCAACAAGGATGTTCCGATGACAGACCTCGAAACGTACTTGTTCACCCAACGGCTCTTGAGGCAGGTCAAATCTGCGTCGGAAGACGGGCTCCGCCAAATCAAGGACGACTTGAAAACGAAGTTCCCCTCCCGCAGATAGACCTCAATCCATTTTTTCTAATGGACCCCAAAAAACTCTCTGAAACGATTGTTAAGGAAGTCATAGACGCAAACACGAAGTCCTTCGCCGACATGATGGAAGCAGCCCTCGCCAAAACCGAGGAAGTTTCCGCCAAGACGGCGCGCGAGATGGTCGAGCGGATGTCCTTCGAACGCGCAGTGCGCGGACGGGACATCACGGGCTTGAACAGCGAGCAGAAGATGGCCTTCGCCAAACAGGTGCAGGGTGTCTTCAAGGGCGACGACCAGGCCGCGCGCATGGTGACCAAGGATTCGTCCTACGTCACCAAAGCGAACGAGGCCCTGATCGAACAGCAGGACGGCCGCGGCGGATATCTGGTAGCCCCAGAATACGCGGCAGCAATCTTGCGTATCGCGGCTTCCGTCGGAACGATCATGAAGCAGTGCCAGCAGTGGCCGATGAAGACCGATGAACTCGGTATTCCGAACTACACTGGCGCGTTCCTGACCGGCTCTTACGTCGGCGTTGACCTTCCGGGAACGGTGACAGGGCTTACCTTCGGGCAGGCCGTCCTCATCGCAAAACTTTGGCAGCTTGCATTCACGGTCGGCAACGACCTGATGCAGGACGCCTCGGTAAACCTCGGTGATTGGCTCTTGACCATGGCTGGCGAAGCACTCGCCAACATGATCGACCAGCAAGGCTTCATCGGCGGCACGGTAACCACCGCGCCGGGACCCTTCGTCGGCATCTTGAACGTCACGGGCACGAACCTGTACTACAGCGGTAACTCAAGCACGTCCGGAAAGACCAGCATGAGCGGTTATAACGTCGTTACCGACAGCGGTAACGTTGTTGGACAACTCGAAGAATCCATCCTTGATGGTGCAGCCTGGTACTTCCACCGCACGACATGGGCAGCCTTCCGTACCCAGCTTGCTTCGACCTCCGGCGTCCCGTATCTCTTCCTATCGGGCGCAAGCAACGAGCTCTCGGACACTCCGGGCGGCGGACCGATTAAGCCCGCAGGCGAATTGATGGGCTACCCGGTTTATACGAACCGCTGGCTTCCCGCTTACACGGGTGCCACCGTTTCCGCAAGCACGGTGTTCGGCATCTTCGGCAATATGAAGGCATGCGCGTTCGGTGACAAAGGTGATATGCGCGTCGCGCAGTTCACTTCCGGCAACTTCGGCGGCAAGGAAGTAGCGCTCGCGAACCAGACGGGCATCGTCTACCGCCATCGTCACGCGTTCGTCGTTGTGCTTCCGAAAGCCTTCGTCCTTCTCTCAACCTCGGCATCGTAGTTTCTTGATGCTTAATCCGGTCTTCGCTTTCGTCGCTTTCCTAGACGGAAGCCCGGCCGGATGAGGTTCAATAAACCGCCCGTCGAAATCTATACATTTGGACTCCAAATCTATACATTTCGTCCCTTCCGATTAAAGTCGAGGGAAGGCAGGGGCCAATAAATCATTTGCAATGCGCTTTAATCCTTACGACGACACCAAGATCGTTGGCGGCACCAGCTTGCCGGCCCAGAGCTTCACCGGCTCAACGGCCGTTGACGGCAGCAAAGTGGACACCCAGGGCGCGGACAACGCTGTCCTGTATGCGAACGGCGCGGAAGCGTCCGGTTCTCCTTCGGCAGCGACACTCGTCGTCACGCTGCAAGAGAGCGCCGACGGTTCCACGAACTGGTCGAACGCGCTCGACAACACGAATACGGTCATCGGCTTTACGCTGAACGCCGAATCCGCCGCTGCCGAGAACGTCGCCCGCATCGAAGGCCTCAACCTTAATCGGAAGCGGTATCTTCGCGCGGTCGTGACGCCCGCCTTCACCGGCGGCTCGTCCCCGGCCATCCTCGGTTTTGCCCAGATCATTCTCGGCAACAACCAGCAGGTTCCGGTCGATTACGCGACTTCGAACACTTAGTTCGACTCTCGTGCCTTCGCATTCAGGGTTGGTTGCATACGACCAGCCCTGCAGCGAGGGAAATCCTCGGCGCAGTAGTTCTTTGAAATAGGGGATGTCGAGTCACGTCACAACAAAAACATGTCAGGAGTCACAGCGGGCGATCGCACGATCGCTCATCACGATATAGATGGTGTTCTCATTAAGTGTCTCGGTAATGGTCTCACGTCAAACGGTGGTTGCGACTTTTGCGGAATTCGTAATTGGTTAGACCGCACGCAGGATCGCCTTATCGGCAAGGTTCTCACGGTCGTAGACGCATCCGTTGTCGAACCCATTCAAAACAAAGCCATGAAGGATCTCATCAAAACCGATGTATGGGATGAGATGCGAGCTCTCGAAGAACATATCGACTGCATGCTCGCCGGCAGTTCCTTCTACGTAGATCTCAAGCTCAAGAACGTCGATGCCAGTCCTCGAAAAGCTGGCTAAGTAAACTAATCCTCTCGGCTCCCCTACCTCAAAGAATTACCCCGCATTAAATCAATGCCCAATCCTTCAGAACAAGCAGTCTGGTATGCGCTATCGACCGTAGCGCGCATTAAAGACCGCATCCAAATTACGGTGGGCGATTTTGATTCTGTCCTCGCGAGGATGCTCAATTCAGTCACCGACTTCATCGAGCGCGAGTGCGGCAAATCAGGAATGGAGATGTACCCGAACGATGGGCATTTTCTCCAAAAGACGTACACGAACGAGGTGTATAGCGTCCATGGGGCGAAGCAAATTTACCTGCCGCTTCGCAATTCTCCGGTCACCTATCTCATCTGCACAGGAAATCTCACTCAAGGGTCAGCGGTCGTCGCAAACGTGACGCCTTCCGTTGGCATCGTCGCAGGGATGCCGCTTTTCAATATTCAAGGTTTGTTTCCGCAGGGAACAACCGTGGTATCCGTTTCCGGCAACAGCGTAACGATGAGCCAGCCCGCGAGCGTGACGCTTTCAGCGGCACAGTTTGAGATAAGCGGCCTCATCTCGTTCCAATGGCGTGCGGGAACTCCCAGCAATCCCAACTGGACAGCTTTTATCCAAGACCAGTTCGAGCTTGTGGAGCAAGGTCATTCCGGAATCGTCCGTGTGTACGGCGTCATACCGCGGATCTACAACAACATGCTCCGCGCCAGCTACGTCGCCGGATTCCCCTATGACTGGCAAAACGCGGGCAACAACATCGGTACGCACCAGGTTCCTGGCGATCTCACGGACACCTGCGAGAACGTCGTCGTCAGAATATATAAACGCCGCCAGCTCGCGGGACAAGCAAGCGAAAATCTCCAGGGCGCAACCGTTTCATGGAGAAACGACTTCGACGCTCAAGACAAGGCCGTCATCAACCATTACCGCCGCGTCGTAATCTGACATGCAATTTTCCGTAACCATACCCCAGCTCCCGGCGCTCCAGTCCGCCCTCGCCGACTATCCCGCTATTTCGCGTCCGATCATCCAGAACGCCGTTGTAGGGGCTCAGGCCATCCTTGCCAAATTCACCACTGTAGCAACGGTTCCCGTGCGCACCGGCTATCTTGTCCAAAATTGGGGATTCGATATTGGTGATCTCATGGCGCGGTGGTACCCGAAAGCGTCCTATGCTCCCTACGTTGAGTTTGGAACCGCGCCGCACATCATTAAGGCAGTGAATGCCCGCGTTCTTGCGAACGCGAAGACAGGCCAATTCTTCGGACCCGTCGTCCATCATCCGGGAACAAAAGCCAACCCTTTTATGGAAAGAATCGTCGCCGCCGCACAGCCCGAAATAACCGAACTGTTCGGTCAAGCGCTCACCAACATAACCGGCGCGATAGCCGCACAAAGTAATGCCTAGCAACACACCCGCACAATTGCAAATGAATGCCATTATCGCGGACTTGCAGGCGCTCGTCCCAAACGTCCTAAACTGCGTGATCGTGGATGGTATGACGAAGGTCCATCCATTAGACCGCGATTATCCGGGCTTCCCCGCGGCCGTCGTCATCCCGCCAATCCTCAAGGAATCCGCGTTTGAAGATAGCGCCAACAACCTCCGGCAATACACCTGGTACGTCATGATCGTCACCACCCCGGAAGCTATCCCCAAGACCGATCCGACGTATCTGGCAGGATTAGAGGATAACGTGTGCGCGGTCTTTGACGCAGATTGCACGTTAGGCGGTACGGCGAATGGTGCTGTCATGCCCGCAGTGGTAGAACCGCCCGGCCCGGTAAACCACAATTCCGTCACCTACGTCGTTTTCTATATTCAGTTCACGGCCCGCGTATTGGTCCCTGCTTCAGTCCAAATAAATTAAACACTCAACATGTTGGAAGAATCGCAAAACAAAATGATAGATGCCGGCGACCCCACAGACGAGGTTACGTTCAAAGCTGCTTCCGGTGTCCTCTATGACTTCTTTTTCCCAGGCAGTGGCAAGTGGAAACCCGTTACCGTCCGCGCCGAATCCCGCGAAGTGGCGCAAGAACTTTGGGAAAA